GCGTCATTTGTGCTTTAACATTACTTTCATGTTGTTGCCTATCGCCTTGTTCTTCTATATCTTTAATAAGTAGTTCATCCATTTTTGAATCATTAATTGTCCCAATAAATATTTCTGCTTCTTGTGTATATTCAATCTTTCCTGTTGAGTACATTACTATTGGCTCATCAATGAAGTGATCGCATACTATACCACCGTCTTCTTGTATTGTTCTTCCCATATTATATTCCTAAATACTCATCTTCTCGTTTGGGCATACGCACATCTTCTTCTTCTAGTTCTATGTCAAGTTTTAAAAACTTGGGCAACGGACCAGTATATAAGCTGTTTAATATTGTGGCTAACAGATCTTTAACTGCTATCCATAGTGTTTTAAGAGTTGCCTGTCTCATTTATGTGTATGAAAAAATTTCTTCTTATTCATTGTTTTTAATAATTTTTTAATGTCATTAATCTCATCTTGTATATGATCTAATTGCTTGTGAATCTTTTTGTTTGTCTTATCTAGTTTATCATCAATATCCATCATGTCTTCATACGTTTGATCTAGAGCTCCTACGGTTCGATCTGATAAATCTTCAATCTCATTCCTAGTTTTGTTATGAGCTTTCAACGTTACCATCTCTAGAATCTTCTTATTCATTTTGGCTTGTTCATTTAATATCTTTGTTAATCCTTCATCTGCTAATTGTCCACTCTCAACCATTCTACTTAAGAAGTGTATTTCATCTAATATTTTATTTAACTCTTTAACATATAATCGTATCGACTTTGGATCAGATACTTTAACAAATGTTGATACATCTTCATTTATTTTTATATACGATTGCTCCCATTCATTAACTTTTTTATTTATCTTTGACATGTGCATTGTCGTGAATGTTACAAAAAGTGTACATGAAAGCACTATTATAATAGCCTTTGCATTTTGCCAAATAGTCTTGCTCATAAATTTACCTCAATTCCTATCTTTCCTTTATAAAATTCTTTACCTTGAAGTTTGGATACCTCACCTAAATTATACAAGGTAATCTTATCTGTAAGTTTCCAACTAATTTTAAACCTATCCTCAAATTCAAATGTTGTATTCTCCCCAGTTTCGTCTGGCGGGAAATATCCATCAAATGAAACTTCAACATCTACTTTCTCCCAGTACGTTTTCTTTTTACTGATCCCAGCTGACATGAAGGTTTCAAAGTTTTTGCTGAATACATCAATATCATCGTTACGACTTGTGAATCCATAAGTAATATTTTTCCACTTATTTCTCCAGTCCATCTTAAAGTACCGTACATCATGACTTTCTTTATTCATGTACTCTGGTTTAAAGTATACCTTGCCGCCTTCTAACTTTGCCCAAAACAAATCATCTATGTAGAACTCACCGAGTTCACGTTCCCATTGACGATTGATATAAAAATTCTTGTGATTCAATCCAATACTAATTTCATAATCATCAGGATTTGGCTGTACATTTGGTGTTCTTATGGCGAATGAACTAAATAACATTACGCCCGCTAGTAAACTATCTAAAATCATATTGTTCTCCTATCATTGATTATATCTAATAAACATTTCATTCATTAGTTTCATATGTTTTTTACGCCACTTATCCTGCGAAGTTAGTGCGTTTATCTTATTAAACTCATCACAATCCTTAGTATATTTTATTCCCTCGGGCGAATCAATTGACAGATGATGATACTTCTTTAACATTTCGTGCCAATTATCCATAGCCATTTTTAAGACTCTAAGCTTATGATTGTACTGTTCAGCCTTAGTCTTCCATTCGATAGTTACATCAACACCACCAATACAATAAGTTCTTTTATTCATAACCTTTTATGTAATTTCCATGGGAATTCCGGGAGGATGCCTTTATCTTTCTTTCTAATTTTTTGAGTCGATTTTCTAACTTTTCTATATATTCATAGATCTCAAATAGATTCATTGTATTTTTCTTTATACTCATCAGGCACAGCCTTTTTTATATATATCTTTTAAAAACATTTAGTCATTCTTTTTTTCTAACTTTACAATAATTTCTTCTAAACCATCTCTTGCTTCATCTAAATAAGATTCAGCTTGACTTATATAATCACGTGAAGATGAATTTGCATCATAGTCTGGTAGCACATCTCCAGCAGAATATATTTCACTATAACCATAGTCAATAAAATCTAATATATCTTTTAATTTATTTAGCATTATTTCATTTTCCTATTTGTTTCTTTTGTTATTAAAAATATTAGTGTTGTCATGCCACAAATAAGCATCCCCATTAATAACAGTACTGTTTCGATCATACTTGTCTACCGTTCTCATATACTGTTTTACATACTGGAAATCTTAAAGAAAATTTGCCAGTTTTGTCCTGTGACTCTTCGAAATACTGTACTGTAATTTCCTTGCCTACGATTTTACTTGGATCATTAAAATAAACTTGTCTATCACCGATTGTAAATCCTGAACCAACTGAAACTGGATTTCCTTTGTGCTCAATGATAACATTTGTCATTGTAATAATTTCAGCTTCTAAGCCTGTGCCTTTGTCGATAATTCTGAAAGGGCCTGTTTCAATATCTTTTACAATATATTCTTCATCGTGCATCTTCTTAACTTTAAGAATATCGTTAGAACGTTTTCCCTTGTATGGTACATCTTTACGAAGCATAATACCTTCCCAACCGCTTGCTTCTGCTTGTTCTAATAGATAAGGAATTTCTTCTTTATCAGTTACAAATTCATGATAAACAATATCAATTGGAAAGTCTGCATCCCATAGTGGGTTCCCGAGTTTCCACTGTATGTCGTCATATCTAGCAGAAAAATCTCTGTGTTCGCTTGATATACCAGAATCAAATTCTTCTGTTGTAAGAATATCAAATACCTTAAACCTTGGGTTCTTAATTGTGTGATCTTTACGTCTGATCTCTTTGATAACAGATGTAAAATTCTCATCACCATTGTCATCAACAATACATAACTCTCCATCCAGTACAACATTACTTGTCATTATTGAATGATCAGCTATTGCATCTGTGATATTGTCTAGTGTATCGAATTCTTTACCTTGACGTGAGAAGTATTTAATAGTACCGTTTTCAATTCTCATAATGACTCTTACACCATCAAGCTTCCTGGACCACATCCATCCATCTTTTCTTACATCAAATCTGTGTGCATAGTCTTCGTACTTAGTAGCTAATGCTACATCAAATGTTGGTATCAAACCAGGATAAACTCTGTTGATCAGTTTAGAATCAGCGCGAGCTTTCAGACTTCTTGCAAAGATTAGCTCCATCATAGGAAGTAATTCTTTAGGAAGTCTTTCAAGATAATCGTTAACTGATCCTATAGCTGTATGACCTGTAATTTCTCTATTACGCAACTTATCTAGTAGACCAAATATATCTTCATGACAAACTGACTGGAGGTCGCTAAGCTTCTGGATATTTTTCCAAGTAACATAATACTTGAAGTACGGATTGTACATATAGACTAATAACTTCTTAAGATCTTCATTATCCTTAATACTTTTAAGGACCTCTACTTTATCATTTGTAGAATTAGATTCTTTCAAATTATCAACCAGATCTTTTAGATCGTTTAATATTTTAATTTCTTTTGATTTGTTCATTGTAACCTCTTATTTAATACCTTAATCTAAGCCTTTTTCGCGACAAAGTAAAGGATTATTTTGAATTATTTTTACTTTTATTCTCCCTTCATATACGATTTAAGTGCTGCATCTTCTACATCTTTTACATACTGCATGTGTGCTTTCTCAACTATTACAAAAAACTCATCAGACGTCATGTCTTCATGAATTCCTGCTAGTGATCTGTGATTAAAATGTTCTAAAACTAAATCGATAATAATAGAATCAATTGGCGATTTTTGAGAGTAGAATGCTGGTATTCTTTTATAGTATTCTATTTCCTTCTCTATCATAAGTAAACTCCGATACTGTGTATTAATGATGAAGTATCAATCCAAGCCTTAAATATAAATCCAATAGCAATACCGATTGCGATACCTATCAAAATGTAACTGATTTTTTCTTCATCTTTTAAATTTCTAATATTATACTTTCTTTTGATCTTGTCTTAAAGATAATGAAAGTGCAGCAAATGCCTTCGAAGGTGATACTGGTCCATCATCTATTACAGGCTTCTTTTCTAACTCATATACACGTTTCTCAAGTAACTCAATTCGCTTCATCATTAACTCAAAAACTCTATCCCCCATTGTTGTCCTCCCGATTATTTGTTGATGCAACATTTCTTATACTTCTTTCCTGAATTGCATGGGCAAGGTTCATTACGACCTACTTTCTTTTCTTTACGTTTAAATGTAGTATCAATCTTTCTATCCATACAAACTAATCCATTTAGATGATCGATCTCATGTTGGACGCATACTGCTTCTAATAACTTTAATGCAGTTTCATCTTTAAGTGCATCTGATTCCCAAGTACCTTTTACGCCCTGGATACCAGTTGTCTTACCACTAAATATCCAGCCACTTTCTTCTTGTTCAGTTTTTACGTGGATTGTTTCATATCTTTTTGTTTTTACACCCTTACCAGGAAAAGATAGACAGCCTTCATAATAGTTTATTTCATCTGACTTTTCGATTATCTTTGGATTAATAAGAATAATTGGTTTACGCACATTAACAACTGCAACTTGCGCATCAATTCCTACCTGATTAGCTGCTAAGCCGATTCCATCTTTTCTTCTAGCAAGAACTTGTAATAGCTTTGTTGCTATATCCATGCCTTCATCGATAGATACTTCTTTTAATTTTTTATGTATAACAGGATTTGTGTGTTTATTACAATTTATTATATCAAGTTTAGTCACCAAAATCACCCCACATTATTAAGTTAGTTATTAGTTTTTCATCCATTTCTGTCCAGTTTTCATAAGACTTATCCCACCAATATACTTCACCTGAATCTGCATCTGTTATTTCGTGTATTGTTAGTTCTACATCTTCTTCTGTCCATACTACATCGAAGTTCAATGCATTGCCTTCTAGAACAGCGGCTTCTGATATAAAGCCGCATTTATGTAACAGGTCAAAAAATGTAATATCTCTAACCTTACCTATTCCGTCCTTATCAGTATAGTCTTCCCCTACCATAGAGTCAGCACTTACTGTAGTGTAATATTCTTTCACTATGCTGCCATTGTCAACATTGTTGCTGGAACATTATATCTCATCGCACCGTCCAGAATATCCACTTCAATATATTTTCTTTTTACTTTGAAAACCACACCTGGTTCTGGACGACCATTGTTTTCAAAAGTAACTTTGTCACCTTTAGCAAAAGATCCCGCAGCTAATGAGCTTAGAACTTGTCTACGTCTTTTGATAATACCAATCAACTCATTGATGTCCCCAGAATTCATTTTGTTTACTTCGTTTATTATTGATTTTTTCATGTTGTAACCCTTTGTTTTTTTCTTATTTATTATGTTGTAATCTAAGCCTTTTTCGCGACAAAGTAAAGGACTTTTTTTGCTTTTTTTAAACTATTTTTAGCCTCTCATATACTGCTTCAACATAAAATATAGTGCAATTCCCTTTAAGAAGTATATAATTATTAAGTATGTCAACTAGTACTACTCGATTTTTTTGATGAGTTAACTAATGCGTCTGACACCTGTGCGCTGAGTAGTGACTGAATAGAAAAATAAAGTGAAGGATTACGCTTCAATAATGACTTGAACTCATGTTGACTCCAAACAAGACATTCAGTATCATATTTTACAATACAATCAGCAGTGGCTGGCCTCTCTGTAAGAAAACTCATCTCACCTACAAACTGCCCGTCTTTTAACTCTGCTACTTTCTTTCCCTTTACTGCTATGTCTACTGTGCCGTTATAAATTAGTATTAGTCTTTTTACCTGCTTATCAGATTCAATTAAATGATGTCCACCCTTAAACTTCTTCCACTTTGCAATCTTAGTAACCTTCAAGTATTCTACAGGACTAAGATCTTTAAATAGAGCTTCATACAGTTCTTTGTCTTTCGGGTTCATCTTAATCGGACGTTTCTCATAGAATATAACTGCTATGTGATATAAGTTAAGTGATACAAATACAAGGTTCCAACCAATAGGCAACCACATAGGTGTGATAGGAATAAAGTAATTATACATGACAGAGAATAGACTAGCAACTACTGATACTACACGAAGATATAATATGTCCTTGACTAGAAAGCTAAATGCAATTAGTCCAAATGCTAAGTGTCCTGCTACTGTTGCTATGTTCATTATAAGTGCCATCCCATTACTATAAAATGAAAAAATATGTATCCTGCTATTATAATCAATACGATCTTTGAGTAGTCGACTATTTGTTCTTGACGTGAATAGGAATACTTTTTCTGTCGTTCCCTATTTACTTTGTCCCAATTTCCTCGTTGTCTCATCTAAAATCCTTACAATAACCAATTAGCTAGCTTCCATATTAAGTACCAGCTAGCTGCACACCATATAGGTATAAATATCAAGTAGACAAATATCCTCATACAAATATCCTTCCGCTTATCTTTTCTTTTTTGTTTTAATTCCATAGATAACCCTTCTATCCAGTTACTTGGTTGTTTATGCCATTTAATCTTCTTCATAATCTGAAACCCATATATTACGATTGTATCTTTCTGACCATTCTGAATGTCCTACACATTTTCTTGTTTTATATGCCTGTATCCAATATGCTAACTCATTTTCAGTAGGTACTCTACACCATGACTTATCGTGATTAAGCAACGGTGTGTCAGGGTATCCCTTAGTCAGTTGTTTATGTATGTATTTTGCTAAGCTCACAGTAACTGTAAGTACAGTATAATCATGCAACCTATAACAATTAGTGATCCAACTCTTAAAACCACTTTTTCTAAATCTGTCATTAGTTTAACTCCGGTGAGATTACGTAATCTCCTCCACTAACAAAAAAAGTAAGTATCCATTTCTTATCTTCATCCTCATCCCATTCTTCATATTCAACTAATTTACAGCTTGGAGTAGTAAGCTTCTTTACTACTGAGTCTGTTTGACTTTCTTTATTGCATATAACATAGATGAAATTACCATCTGTTTTGACCATGACTTCATTGTCTGGTCTATTATAAATTTTATCATGCTTCACCGTGCTCATTCCATTGCTCCTGTATCCATTCTTCTTCAGGGTCTGAATCTTCATTCATCTTATAAAAATGTTGTGCTACTTCTGGATCAGTGGGATCAACAATCAATACCTCTTCAGCGTAATCACCACGTTCATATTGTCTACGCCACTCAATGGCAGCCTTCTCCGAATCGCTAGCGGTTCGCGCGAGTTTTTCTGCACGATAAGCGCGCCACCGGTTCGAGAAATTGCCTATAATATATCCTAATAAGAAGGATCCAATGATGTATATAATGAGACTATCCATATTATTAAATATCAGCTTAAACTCTATTTATGTATGAATCAGCAGGACCACGAGGCTGACGTTCCCACCTTTCATCTATATCCTCGCATACAAGATTATACCGATAAGCTCGTTCCAAACTAGTGCAGTTACCTTGACGATACGTAATATTATAAGTACTGTTATTAATACGAAGACGTTCGGTTACAATCTTAGGGTTGCGATGCGCATAATACACTTCAATCAATATAACATAACCTCTACTTAGTATACGCTTAATCCTATCCCTTATCCTACCATCGCTCTTAGGACTCCCATTAGGATGATAGCTCTTAGAACTTCTGTAATCATTAAACCTCCCATACAGGCTAACGCTTGATCCAACCTTTCCATACATGTGCATATCACCAGCACCATCCTGTATATAGAATACGTAGATACCCGCACGGCCATCCATCTCTGGGAATAAACTATGTCCCATGTTTACGCCATACTTCAATGAGCTATCCAACTTAGGGAATAGCACTACATCTGGTTTACGTGTTTCCTTCTTCTTACTCAGATTTCGGAAAAGCAAGGATGACCTCCTCTAAATGTTGTTTAATCTCGTATAACGTTTCTCTGCAAGTATCAACTGATGAAGCTATAACTGCTGTACTAGGGTATTCTGGTACAGAATAGTACGCATCATCTAATTGAGACTCCAGGGTGTATACGGTATCGGCTAGTTTGAGTAGTTCTTGTTTATGTTTAATTACTATCATTTTGATAACCTCGTTATTATTAATATATATACTTGTATAGAGTAAAAAAGTTCAGTAGTAAGAAAGTTGATCCGAGTGGGTTAACAAAAACATTTAGCTTTCCCATTTCGGCAGAGAAGCGGCGCCGTGGTACCGGCGCCCTTTGCTTCT